CTGTCAAACTTGATAGCAGGCATTTCCGCTTGCGCCTTCGATAAGGCTGCTGATAAGTTCTGAATTGATTCTGACTTGTTCATTGTGTTAGCTCCTTTTCTGTTTCTAAGTGTTGCCATTCGTTCCATAATCTTGTTTTGATTTTTTCCAGGTGATCAATTTCGTCTAATAGCTCGTCAAGTTCGATATTCGGCAACGGGATAATGTCACACTTTTTTCCGTAACACTCCCACAGATCTTCAATCTTGCTTTCAACTCTCAACAACTCTGCAGGTTTGCCGTGCCAGTTAGGCTTTGGCCAATAAAATAAGTCTGGATCTCTGTCTGTTACGTTGATTCCGAGTACGGTCATTTCTTGCTCTCCTCATAAAGCTTTCTGTATCCACCAAAGCCAGTTCTAAACTTCACATACTCGCCTGGGTGGTTTTCTCTTGGCTCCCAAAACTTGCAACCGACTTGCGCAAGCCTTATGTGGTCAAATGGTTCATCTATATCAAACCCTTTTTCGCATCGGGCAGATGGAACAAACTCGCCATCATAGTCTGAGATGTCTGCTTCACGAACAAACAGCCCACAAGTAAAGCATGAGCGCATAGACGGGTTATAATGGCATACTGCCTCATGCTTCTGAGCGTTGCGCTGGAACTGGTATATTCTTTTGCAGTAACCGCATTTATAGGCCGATATTTCCTTCATTTAGCCCTTCTTTCCTGCCACTTCTCATAGATTGCGCTGGCGAGTACCCCCACCTGCATCACGGCTGCTCATGTCAATTCCGAGTGCGGTCATCTTCCCCTCCGCTCACGTCTTGTCTCGATGATGCCGGCCACAACTGCGCCGATCATCATCGGTATGCAGATAATTCCGAATCCTACTATGAAATCAAAAAGTTGGTCTAACATCGTTACTCCTTTCGAAACGGTATTGAGTCGTCATCTGCCATCGGGTGGATGCTGAACTCTTGCAGACAATCCAGGCAGACGTAGGTGAAATTGTCCTGATGCTCAACGAGATAACTTTCGCAATGTGGGCAAGTGACAATTTCTTCTTCTTGTGGTTCTAATCGGGATAAATAGATTTCTTGCGTGTCAAACATTTTGCTCCTTATCTTTGTGTGAATTACTTTACTACACCTGAATTATACACAAATTAAAGCAAAAGTCAAGTGTTTTTCGGGATTTCTTGAATAATTGGTAAGATTAACCCCCTGTCGGATATTTGCCCTCGCGTGCCTAAGATTACGCGCGCGCTCGGGGGGCTTGCGCGGTAGAGATTTCGCCCCCCCCTACCCCTGGACGCTGAACCCTGAACCCTGAGATCGTGAACCCCTGAACCCTGAACCCTGAACCCGTGGCCATTGCAAGCGATAAAATACCCCTAAAATAAGCGTTGTATTATAATAAGGTGTAATTATGCGATATTATAATAACCCCTGTTTTTACCCCCTTTTTTTACGTCACAGCCACAGGGGATCAGCCGTACTCTACGCAACCTGCTTGATAAGGCAATGGCAGAAGAAGGCGTTACAATACCTGAAATCAATACTTAAAATGGGATGCGTCTTACAATACTTAATTACAATACTCGAATACAATACTTAAAACGAAAGAGCACCTACAATTTAGCTGGTGCTCTTTTAGTGGAGCTGGCGGGTACTGCCCCCGCGTTATGAGTTGTCCGAAGACTCCCCCGACACTTGTTCAGCCCCTCGTTTATCCGTGACATAGAAGCCATTGCCCTTGTAATGCACGTTCGCAACCTGATACACTTTCTGCAAAGTCGGCTGTTTACACTCAGGGCACACGGTTATCGGGTCATCGGTGAAGTGTTGAAATATCTCGGTCTGCTTCAGGCAATTGTCACAATGGTAAACGTAGACGGGCATATTACCTCACATTACTATTCAAGATAGCTTGCAAGCCGCGTTCCTTATCCCACATAAACGCTTGCGCCTGTCGTACACTGCCAATGAAACCATTTTCCACGTGCCAGGCATCGGGTGCGGTGATCGCACTGATCCTGCGAAACACGATACCGTTTTTTGTGACGGTTGATTCAGTGTGCAAATGCCCCATATGAAATTCCCTGAAGATAGAATCACCCCAAAGTTCAGGTGCTTCAATCTGCATAAGCCCCTCCAGCCGCTTGCCTTCTTTTTCGCCGTGAGAATATCCGATAAGGCTATTTCCAAACAAGCGATACTTCCTGGGGGTTGCGCTCAAGTCCACCTTTACGCTTTTAGTTTCTGCATACCGTTGAGCCAAGCCCACAGTTGCCGCATAAGATAACATCTGATCGTGGTTGCCTGGAATCCACAATACTTCAACTGGCGCAATCTTTCTCAATTGCTCTACCGCCCAAACCAACAACTCCACGCCTTTGCTAAACATCTTCTGCCAACGTGTGTCAGAATCGAGTTGAGTTCCAACGGTTGTAGTAACCGTTGGCGTGTCAAAATGAAAATAGTCTTGCCCAACTGGAAACAATATTTTCTCAATCTCGCCAAAGCTGCAAGCCTTGTCTATCAGATCGTCTACAGTTTTCTTCCACAACTTTGCAGCGGCTTTCAGATCATAATCATCATCGCCTGTTTCGCCAGACCAGGCGAGTTTGCCTAAGTGGAAATCCATAATTGGCAGTTCAAACAAAAGCCCTTTTCCTGTTACAATCGGTTCGTAGTCGTACTCGATAACTTTGGCAGGTTGCAGTTCCTTGAAAGCACTCAGCACTTGTGGAAACGTCAGGTTGCCCCCCAACGGTTTCACGGTCAACTTTATCGAGTATTTTTGGTTCGTGTATTTCACGCCCTCATAGGCTTCGTTCTTGATCGTAACATCCCACGATCCGCTGATCACGTTGCAGGTTATAACTTCCCATAACAAAGGATCAAAGCCCATCCTCCGCATTATCTTTGAAGGATCGGCTGCCTCGTCCGGTGTCAGGTAAACGTCTTGTTTTACGGTTTGACTTTTGTCAGCATTGAAACTGATCTCTTTCGATGTACCAAAAGTTTGTTGGTTTTTGTCTAAGCCCTTGACCGTGTTCAGGTGCAGTTTTATCCCAGCCAAGTATTTTTTGGCGTTGGTATAGTTTAGTTCTTTACCATATATTCTACGTAGTTTCTCTTGTGCGTTTCCATTACCTTCAAATATCTCTCTTGAGATATTGTCGATCAAAGCGGTTTCGCTCATAATTTATTGTTCTCTCTGTTTGGCATGCTCATTCCTGATGTCCTTTAGCACGTTTGATAAATGCTCAGGTTGCAACTGCTCACCGATAAAGCGTTTCTTCCAGTTGCTTACCTGTGATTCGTCTACCGCCTTGTCAATCAACTCCGGCAGATCAGCGTCATCAAAGTCAATCGGATATGCTTGTAAGTGGTTATATTCGTTCCACCGTTTTGGAACGCGCCCACTCCAGTTTACTTTCTGTGTTACGCGCTGATTCATTCCGATAGCTGGCTTCCCTCTGGCTACTGCAAGCGATAGAAACATGCCCTCGCCTATCACCAAATCTGCAGAATCAATTTCTGCATAACTTCCGTCTGGTTGGGCTTCTGTGGTTGTAACATCTGGCGAGTGCCATAATCCATTCTTTTCAAGATCGCCAATAACACGAAGGTTTATCTGCACGCCTTTCATTTCCAGCAAACGCTTATACACCCTGACGTTCACGTCTTTTGCCTCTGATCTCAACTTGCCATTGAGGCTTGGATGGATGGGGGCAAACAGTATTTGCTTGATCGCCTTTGGCTTTTGAAATGGCAAGATTGGACAATAACTCCAACCAATTGTTTCAACCCTGATGTTCGGCGTGATGATATTCTGGACTTCCTTCTGTCCTTCCCCGATAGCCAGTATTGCACTAAAGCCGTTAGGCGGTTCTAATATCCCGTCGTACCACCAGCCAGCAATTGCCGTATGCGGATAGACTACAAGCGTTGCGCCCCCTCTTCTAAACCTGCGTTCTATAGGTTTGTTCCTCGCGGTGTCGAACAAGGCAATATCTGGCGCGTCACTACACTGCCATCCTTGACTAATTAAAGCGTCTTCAATTGGCTTCCCTTTGTGCTGATGATGGCGTATCCAGTATGTCATAGGCGGTTTTGCGTCTGCTGTCGTGCACGACTTTCTCTTGCAAACCCATAAGGTCTCTGTCAGTTCAATGTCCGTCCACAGTCCCGAAGGAATGATGATCTCGTCTATCACCCTTCTAACGTCTTTTATGTGATAATCGTGAATTGCTAACCATCCGCCGACTACAATGTGTTTTGCAAACAAGCTGTAATCCGAAAGCGCGGATTTGTAATGGTGATCACCGTCGATAAACAACACGCCTATCGGGGTGTCCCAGGTTTTGCCAACCACCTTGCTGTTACCCTTTATCGGGATAACGTTTGTCAAGCCGTGCTTTTCCATGTTTTCAAGGAAAACGTCCTGAGTTTTCTTCAGGTGGTATCCCCTCATCAAGTCCCTTTTACTTGGGACATACCCTGCTGGTCGCTCATCCCAAATGTCAATGGCGTACACGCTCTGCTTTGTGCCACTTGCAAGTTGTGCGGTAGACAATCCTTGATATACGCCAATGTTGACAATTGGATGCGTAGTTGTTTTGGCTATCTCATGTAATTTTGACTGTTCTTCTTCATATAGCACGCCCGTTATGTCTGGAAACAAATTGCTCACCTTTCGACCACCTTGATCCAGATTGTGCGCTCGTCGGTTCGCCCTGCGGACGTTGTAATCAGGCACGCCACTTTGTAATTGATACCAGCCGTACCGCCTGAGAGCCAGACGGTAACTTTGCCGTCTGATTCAGTCGAACTGTCAACGGTGATACCCGTGTCGGCTGTGATAGTATGGTCGGTGATTGTTTCGCCGGTTGCCAGCCATTCCGTCCAGTCGAACACATAATCCAGCACTGCGGAAGGGTCTTTCAATGGATTTTGTAATGTTAGTGACATGTGACCTCTAATGTTCTATTCTCATGCGGAATTGCAAATGTTCTGTTCTCAAATTCGATTGTCGCGGTTCTGCAAGCCGGTGTTGGCGAGAGAACGAACAATCCCACGCTCGTGCCAACCAGAACGTAACTCCCCATTCCGAGAGCAAATATGTAATTGGCATTGAACGTAGCATCCGAGCCTGTGAGCGCATAAGTTCCAGCCTCACAAGCCATAACCAACGCGCGGTATAGACCGGCATTCGTGCCAGTCAAGGCGTACGAACCTGATTCGAGTGCCATTGTGCGAGCAGAAGTCAAGCCTGCGTTTGTTCCGGTTAGCGCGTAACTACCAGCTTCACACACCAACACATAGTTGCGCTGGACTGTCAGATCAACGATTGAGCCAGTAAGCGCATAACCTCCAGCTTCACAGGTTAGCGTGTAATGTCGGGTGACCGTCAAGTCGGCGTTAGTGCCAGTAAGCGAGTACGAGCCTGCAGAACAAGCCAGCGTCAAGTTTTGCTTTACGGTTGATGTGAGCGTGACGTTAGTGCCAGTCAGCGAGTATGAACCGGCGGCGCAGGTGAGGGTGTAATTGCGTTGAACAGTGAGTGTTACGTCCGTGCCTGTGATTAAGTAATTGCCAGCAGAGCAAGCTAACACATAGTTGCGCTGTAAAATAAGGTCGGCGTTAGTGCCAGCAAGCGCATAACTTCCAGTCTCACAGGTTAGCGTGTAATGTCGGGTGACCGTCAAGTCGGCGTTAGTACCAGTAAGACTGTAGCTTCCAGCTTCACAGACAAGCGTGTAATTTCGCTTGACCTCGAATGTCGTGTCCGTACCAGTCAGGCTGTAACTTCCAGCACCGCATTCAAGCGAGTAATTGCGTTGCAGAACAAAATCCACATCCGAGCCGGTGAGCGAATAACTTCCAGCACCACACGCCAGCACATAATTCCGCTTGACCGTCAAGTCGGCGTTCGTGCCTGTTAGCGAATATGAGCCAGCGGAACAGGTGAGGGTCAGGTTTTGCGATGCCGGAGTGTGCGTAAGCGTGCAATCCGTGCCAGTCAGCGAGTATGAACCGGCGGCGCAAGTGAGGGTGTAGTCGGGAATGAGATAGGTGACGGTAAGAACGGGGCGGTAGGATTCGGTGGCGTTATCTGGCGCACACAAGTTAACAGTTTCAGTATTTCCATCAATTACACGCTCATCGCCGTTGTAGTCCCTACTTGAGCGAATACTATAATATGTTGTGCCAGTCTTGTTAATCCACGATGTGGTCATATTTCCACCCGTATATCTCTGTCTTTTCGGACAATCAGCACTGTTCAACCAAACATCGTAATCTGTTTCTGCGAGACAGTTGTCAAACGCTGTTTCTCTATTTCCCGATGCTATGGGGTCTTGAGCCGACCAGTCTTGCATACATATCTGGATGTCAAAATCTGTAGCAGAATTGTTATAATAAGGGCACATAGCCAAGTTAACTTGTGTAACTGTTGAGCCTGCTCCTATACTTGATGTGTCAAACTTTGTAAAGATGCGTAAAGTTCTTAGATAAACAGACCACTGTCCCTGCCCAACGTCAGACCTATTCGACCAAGCTGCTGAAGATACACTCGTTGTTCTTGCAGTAGCATAATCAGTACTTTGACTAGTAATTACATATCCAGACCCACCACTAAAGTCAGGGTCAACCGTTACAGGGTAAGCCGCCCGATACAACTCACTGAATTTCAAGCCAGTAAAGATGTGCTGAACGCCACCAATATTCTTGGCATAGCGTTTCGCCGTGCCCTCTCGCCCCTCCGCATCGGTAGCGGTTGGAGGTGGGAAGTGCATTTGCGCAATCTCAAACGCATCCAGCCAGCCGTCCTCGAAACTTACGCCCGTCACAACCGTGTCAAGTACCAGCCATAAGTTAGCCTTGTCGGTTACAAACGCTGGCTTTGACTTGATGACAATTTCTTCGCGCAAGCCTGTTTCGGTCAAGCGCAAACTGTGAGAATAGAGGTCGGTGTCTTTTATCAGCAGGTCGTCTTGAACTTGTCCTACTGGCAGGTTGATGTAATCTACCAAGTTGCGGGTAGTGCTATTGAACACGCCCACCCGTGTCGTGACTTGACTGTATAAGTCCTCGTTGTTTTCGTTGATAAGCCTGACAAGCCCGTTCAGGTTCAAGCGGACTGGTACGCCCTTTGCGCCAAGTGAGCCGTCTTCCAGTTCAACGATGGCGGTGTCGAGTGCTTTCCAGATGCCGTTCTCTTCATAGTGACAGGGTGCGCCTGAGAAGTTGGCAACGATTTGCCCGTCACCTTTGGCAAAGTGGATGCTGTGCTTGTCTCGCTTTACAACAGGCAGTCCTGTCAGTTGCTCTTGTAACTTAGCCCAATTTGCCATAACTAATTTACCTTCCTATATGAGCCGTAACGAATGACGGCGCGTGGATACATCTCGCTCAACTTGCCGCCCCGACCCAACGCCGAGGCGGTATCATATTCGCCACGATTACGCCAAGCTAAACAGTTCTGTGCCGAAGTCGAGCTTGAACGTGTCGCCCGATGCGAGCGTGACTTCCGAGCCGTAGTCGAAGAAGCAGATTAACTCGTCGTTAGCGGCGGTGTCGTTGTAGATGATCACATAGCGGAACGCTGGTACTGCGCCCACCGCGGTTAGGGTCTTGTCTGCAACCACCAACTTGTACGTGCCGGCGGTTTGGCTTGAGCTCGATACGGTTAGGGTAACGTCGCCCAAGTTGGTTGCGACAATGGTGGTAATGTCAGCCAGCTTGACGTCAGCCGAAGCAGATGGGGCGTTAGCGGCGTTGGAAAACGCGACCTTGAGTGTGTCGGTTGCGAGATTGTGTTTCTTCTCTGCAAGGTCTTCTACGAATTGTTGAAATTTTGTGTAAGTTGCCATTAGTTATCTCCTATAGGTTGAATGTTTGAATTGATCACGAAGGTCATGCTTGCCTCCGATACGCCCTGATGCGGAATATCCAGCGGGCAGGATCGCCATAACGAGTGCGGAAACTACCTTGCTCCCCAGTCCACGGGTCATTGATGATGTAATCATCGCCCGACTTGCCGACAATCAGCACCCAATGCTGATCTACCGCGCCACCCGGCGTGAAGTCAACGTGCACCAAGACGGGAACGTCATCCGCAAGCAGAGCGTCTATTTCGTGCAAGGGTGCTGGAATATAGTAGCAGTCGATAGCCTTTGCAAGGTAAATGTCAGGCTGAACTTGCGCGATTGCGTTCCAATAAAGGTTTGCACCCGTGAAACCGCCCACCCTAACCAAAGCGTCATTGAGTTGCGCCGGGTCGGTCTGCTTGCCGTACCAGTTCAGTATCATACTGATAGCTGTGATAAGGCATCCGTAACCGCCTATCGTGTAATAGGAATAACCGAGTTTGTGAGAAGCCCAGCGCGTGTCTCTTTGTGAGAGCGGCTTGATTGCAAGCATCGTGGCGGGCGGGTCATAGTCAAGCCGTTCTAAGAATCGAGACATCATCCAGCCTTCAGGAACTTCGTACCAGTCAGGCATCGTGCTCATAACATCGGTCACCGCTAACGGGTATTTGAAGCCGACTTTCCCTGCGCTTAATGAAGGTTCGGCTCTCACGTTGACGTAGGGAGTCGCCCAGCTGTAAACGCGTGCTTGGAACAAAGGCTCTTCCGGTTCAGGTTCAGGTTCAGGCTCTGGTTGCTCATCGTAACCGAAGTAAGCCAGCAACTCATCGTGTGTACCGTTCCAACGATTAGTGTCCACATAGTGACTAACCACGCCCACCTTACTGCCGTCCTGTTCTTTTGACGTTTGATGGATGAGCCAATTCTTCACACCGTTTGGCAACATAGGCGGCGGTGTCATCTCTGGCGTGAAATACGGGTCGGGATTAGAACGCAGGTAGTTTGCTAACCACCAGTCGGTCTTTTCTGGCAAAGCGTTCACGTCTACAAACTGGTTAATCCAATAAGCCCTGCTGTAAATCACAGGATAACGCCCCGTCTCTGTCTGTATAATGTTCATACAGTCCACAAGCGTTTTTGTGATTCGAGCCTTGCTATAGCCGTGGTCGAGTTCCATATCAAGCACAAGGCGGTCATTCTGAGTTGGATGCACGATGTTGAGAAAGTGTTTCATTTGTGCAGTCGCACTCTCGCCAGGGTAAACCACGTGATACCCCAGCCTCGGTCTGAGAACGTGTGACCACGAATACTCAAACCACTTGTCGGTGTACCCCCAACTGATGCCAGCACGCACGGCAACGAAGTCACACTTTTCGTTGATTAGGTCGAAGTCGGGCTTTCGTGAGCCGTCTTGTGAGTATTGGTAAGCCGAAATGTCAATGCCGAACGGATAAGTCATAATCCTCCTGGTGGCTGCTTATGTCAATTATTGGTTTCATGCTTTATGCTCGGTAAATCGGGTAAAATGCGTTAAAATATATTTGTTTTCCTTTAGTTTCTGTCCAACTAGAAGCCGAGCCGTCAATCCAGAAAAATACCATATCTGGTTCAGATACGGTGTGCGGTCTTATCTGACCAAAAACTCTGCCGCCAGCGTAAACCATTACGTCATTATCCTTATATAGTGCTACTGGTGTATATAAATAGCCAGTTCCCCCTACTGGTACTGGTGTACTGACTCGTGCTTGATTGTTGTTGCTTGTTCCTGATATAGACAGGGCTATGAAGCATAAATCGCCTATTACGGCATATCTATAATCTACGGTATAGCCTGCCTCCCATCCTATTACTGTGGTAGGCGTATAAGATTGCCATATTCCTGCGTTCGTGCCGAGTTGGGTTTCGATGGCGACCACTTCGTCCTGCAATTCGTTAATGTGGCTGGAGGCGATTGCTTGACCGGGTTCTTTCGTTGAAAATGGTTTTATCGTTCCTGGGTATGATGCTGCCATGTTTATTATCCTCTCTATCTAAAATATTATTACGTCGAACATAGATGGTTTGTTATAAGTTACCGATAAATAGGGCGGGTACGTTGTTGAATATGCGACAATATAATCGTTTGTTCCTTGAGGGCTGGTTGTAATAAACGAGAATATCCCGTTTGAAGTTACAACGGCTTCCATCAGAGCCGCACCAGATAAGGGGATTTCAACCGTTGTTTGACCAAAATTGCTGGCATTAGCTAACTCTGAGCCGTGGTCTGTTCCGCTGCCTTCTCCGCCAGGCACTGTCCATGAGTTAGTGCCGTTGTAGGTGTTCCAGTTTGCCCCACTCGTGGCGGGCTTGAGGGTGTTATAGACCTTACAACTGACATCGTAATCGGTGCCACTCAGGAACATGACAATCTTTGCTGAGACAATGTATCTTGCCTGCAGATTCAGCGCAAGCACTTCTGAAACATTGAACTTCGCCCAGGAGTTGTATTTGTAGTTGATAAAATTGAACTCCCGCCAACCCAAACGGATTTCGTCAGCCGCTGAGCCGTAGCTTGAGCCGTATCTATTCCAAACCATTGGCAACGTCAAGGTTTTTATCATGCAGGCACTCCTTGCAAAACGAGTGTTATGCTAAGCCCTTTAGCCCCTGTTCCAGCGGCGGTTGCGTTCACACCGAGAAAGTTATTCGTTATCGCAGTGCGGTACGATGTTGAGATTGTTCCGCTTGCGCTCATGCCCGTTGCTCCAGCAGCAAGTGATAAGGTCGTCATTGTGCCGCCTTGATTTAACAAAGCGACTGTGACCGTTCCACTTGACGATGCCGTAATGAGATTGATTCTTGCGTCGACAACGATAAAGTTGTTTAGGGTAATCGGGAACGGGAAGAATTTGGTGGTGCTTCCCACTGTTAATGTGTCGTCTGGCGCGGTCACCCGAAGAAAGAGGGTGCGCTTAATCGTGCCTAACTTCTCTTCGGTAACAGCATTATTCGCAATTCCAGCAGTAACAACCTGACCAAATCCCAAAGTTGTTCCTGATCGTCTCAGGACATAACCATCGGTAGTAGCTGCAATGTCAGCGGGGTTACCGCTGCTATTCGCAGAACGCCCAATTACAGATAATGCAGCAGAGTCTCTAATGTGCTCATTGCCAATTGCGTTATCTGCAATCTTAGCCCCATCAACAGCGTCTGCGCCAAGTTTGCTGTTTGTTACTGCACCGTTAGCAATTCCAGCATTGGCAACTTGGCCGAAACCAAGTGTTGTACCAGATCGTCTGAGCACGTGACCGTTTGTACCTGCAACGATGTCAGCGGGGTTACCGCTGGTACTGGAAGAACGCCCGATAACCGACAAAGCTACGGAGTCTCTAATGTGCTCATTGCCAATTGCGTCATCTGCAATCTTAGCCCCATTAACAGCGTCTGCGCCAAGTTTGCTGTTTGTTACTGCGCCTGCTTTTATCTGAGAACTGCCCACCGTATTTGCGGCAAGTTGCGATGCCGTGTGAATTGAAAGCAAATTCATCGGCACTAACTTTGTCATGTTAACAGCACTCTCGCTCACATCAAGCATCAGCAATTTGTCGTTAGACGCTGCTACGACACCCATTTCGGGTAAATCATTAATTTTCTTAGTTAAAGGCTCAGCCATAAATTTTCACTCCTTCTATACCGTCACCCTTTCGACTCCAATAAACTCAGCATCAATCAGGTAGCCGCCAGTTAAATCGCTATTTATACGCTCCACAACGCCTACCACGCTTTTGCCATAAAGCGATTCGATAATGTCAATCTCGCCTAACTCAAGGTCTGTCCGTGGAAACAAATTAGCCTTTTGCTGATAGCGCAAACTTGCGTATTCTGCGACTCTCGCCAAGACTTCTTCTACAGTCACCTCAGCATCAGATTTATTAAAAGGCACAAGTGTAGCATTGGTAATTTTCCAAACATTTGGTGGGGCATAGGTGTTCCAGTCACGGTAATAGACCGCATCATTATATAAGGCAAGTGGGTCATCATAAACCGCACCCTCTTCATACGATGTTATTCCAGCTGGATTCACCCAGATGAAATTTTGTTTTGCATCCAACCAGGGTTTGCCACTAACCACTGCCGTTCCGCCTGGCTCTGGCACATATAGATAGACATAATTTACGCCAAACTCAAATTCGCCATAAGTTGTAAGAATCGTCACATCAGGATATGTTGCGCCAGAATAAGGGAAAACAAGAACTTCATCTTGTCCGTCATCATTTGTTGGTGTTGTTGTGCCAAGATAAGTAATTCTGTCACCAACACCAGACGCTTCGACATGCCAGTACGGTTTATCGTAAACAACCATATATTCGCCTGGGGCAAGATAAGCGTTGTATATCTCTTCAAGTGTTTCGCTTTTTGAATAGTCGTGACTTGTGATTTCGACACCAGTGACTAACTGCAAAATATTGAGCTCCTGCGAATCAGTCTTTTCTTCATTTGTGACAATTGTGTCCAGAAGAACATTGGTATACCAGGCATCACCATCATATGTCGAAACAGGCTCTGTTTCGCCTTCTTCTTCATAGTAGTAGCCAGGGTAAACGGGATTGGCAATCGGCAGTCTTCCACTTTTGATATTGAGAAATACAATATCAATTTCGTTCTTTTCTGTTATAGCAAAAGCCCCACAAGCAAACAGCACTTGCTGCAAAGCCTCACGTAAAGTGATGTCCCCAGGGATGTAGCCTTTCAAATATTTTTGTGCGATACCTGTTTCCACAGAATAAAGCAAGTCAACATTATTAAAAATATCTGCAAGAATTACGTCAGCGCGTGTCGGTGTCTCATAGAAATTCCCTAAATAAGTTGTGTTTTCCAAAAGACCAACGGCATCAGTGCAATCGAGTTCGAGTTCACCTTCTTTTGTGGTATTCCACCCTTCGAGATAAAACCGACCAACAAAATGCTCTGTGTCAATTGAGTTGTCTTCATCGACTATCCGCTCACTGACATCCACTATCAAGCCTGTGGTCATGGATTGGTAATAAATCCCGTCTGAAAAAGGTCTAAACTTATCCCTTAGCGTTCTACCCTCTTCATCCACAATTTCATCATCAAGCCATACTCTAATCGTTGCTTTTGAAGCAGGAACTTCAATCCCAATCGGATGGATTTCCTGCGTGACTTCTGCCTCAATTACATCGGTGTCTTGAAACACGATGGTATCATTCATAATGCTAAGAGTGACAATCGGGTAGGTATAAGACATTGCTATGGTCTCTTCTCACGGGAAACAAAAGAAGTTGTCAGATTTTTCCAGTATGTTGTCCCATCTTTTTGTTTTGAAATATCGTGTGAAGTATTGGCAAAATAACCAACAATCGCACGGTCACCAAAGACAGTAGGAAATGTAACGGTGTGCCAGGGCACTGGCTCAGTCAACTTAAACCAAAGGTCAGAATAAACTGTTGGATTCCGATAGGTTGCCGCAAACTCGATTTCATAGTTGTCGTATACACCAATCAACTCACGATGGAGTACGCCGTCCAAAGTTCTTTCGGCATATTTGTCCAGCATATCCGCTTTACCTTGAATGGACTTGATTGGGATGTCGTAAGAAGTGCCGTCAATCACTATCATCGTATACCGCTCCCTGCAATCATGCTTCTGCCAACGCGCTTGTCAATTTTCTTAAACGCATCATATAAGACTTGCCCGTCCAATTTGATAACGTTGTGGATCAACCCATTGTCTGTACCAGTATTAAGCCCCCGCCGTGCCAGCACATTGTCCACAGCTTGCTCAATGGTTTTCAGCGGTGCTTCGACATTCGTACCAGACTTCTGGTCGCCCAGGATTGCCGCGAACGGCGCATTGGCGGGGATAACTGCGCCAGTGGCAAGTAAAGGAATTTGCGGGGCAGTAAGGGCTTGTAGGTTGAAGCCAAAAGTCTTTCCGCCCCAAAATGGAATCCAATCGGGGATTTCAATATTCAGATTATTGAGCACGCCGATTACGTTGTTGATTCCAGATACAATGCCATTGATCATCCCGTTGATAAACCCGATGATCCCATTGATTGCGCCCTTGATTACACCAACAATCCCGTCCCAAATGCCAATCACGATGTCTTTGATACCCTGCCAGGCTTTGTCCCAATCGCCAGTAAACACACCAGTCAGGAAGGTGATAATCCCAGCGATTACGTCAATGATCGTCCCTATTACCGCAGTAATAACCTCCAACGCACCTTTGATAATTCCACCGATAGCCTCGAAGACACCTGAAAAAATGCCTTTCCAAAACTCAAGCTGTGTCTCGAAAATCAAACCGATTGCACCAATCACTGTAGATATGACATCTTTTATGCCCTCCCAAACTTCAGCAAAGTAATCCTTCAGAAAGTCCAGGACGGCTGCAATCAGCGGCTTAAGGGTTTCCTCAAAGAATTTTACTACAGGGTCAATGATCTTCTCTTTGATCACGTCTTTGAGTTCAGTCCACTTCTCGACAAGGTTTGCAAACTTCTCTTTCAGTGGATCAGTAACGTTGGTTGAAAACCATTCAGCTATTGGAGCAAAGAACGCCTTTAGTGGCTCAACTACCTTCTCGTTAAACCAGCCTGCGACTACACCCCAAACTTCTTTGATCTTTTCCCAGGTGCTAATCGCCCAGGCTTTTACGTCGTCCCAATGCTGGATCAGTAACACACCAATTGCAATTACCGCCCCAATTGCCAAAACCACCAACCCTATTGGCGATGTCAGAAACGCAACCGCACCAGCAAACGCAGTTGTTACGCTCGTGGCTATAGCAGCTATTCCACTCCAAATACCAATCGCGCCGTTCACGAGAATCCATGCTGCGGCGAAACTTCCTAAGATGGTTGCAATTGTCTGAACTGTCTCCTGGTGAGTGCTGATCCAATCGCTTAGCTCCGTAAGTTTTTCTGAAATCCAAGTCAGGGCTTGGATAAACGCCTCGCCAGCCCACTCCCCTAACGGCTTCAGTACGTTCTCCCACAGAGCGACAAACAACGGAGAAACTGCAATCAAAATCTCGTTTAGGACACCAAGTGCTCCAGAAATAATGTCAAGAGCAACGGGAGCAACGCTTTGGACTATCCAGGTGAAAAATGGCTGCAAGATGTTTTCCCACGCCCAGCCTAAGCCAGTACCGATGGTCGCGCCTAAGGTCAGAAAAGCCTCTTTCAAGCGATTAAACGGCTCTTGTAATGGTGCGAAGAAAGCAAGCAAGTTCTGTTTGAAAGCCGCAATCTTTATCTCTAACTCATCAAGTGCTTTCCCAATCTTGCCAAGCGCACCACCGTCTTCCTCTTCTTCTGGCAAGCCTAAGTCTGTGTCACCAGCACCGCTCGCTGCTTTTGGTTGTGCCAGTACATTCAACTTGTCAAACGCAGCCAATGCACCTTTAGCCGCCTTGCCCGCCTCGCCAGTCGCATCAGCCAACGCGTCCTGTGCATCTGCGGCATCTTCAGTCCCTTCAGCTATAGCGTCTATTGCCCCAACGTTTGTGCCAAATAATAAGTTCAACACGCGCCCAACGATGTTGAAAAGGCGGGTAAACCAATGTACTATCTCAATAATTTTCGGCAGCATCGCATTCAGCAATGGGATGAGCATGTTACCCACGGACACCTTCAAACCGACCATTGCTGCGGTTAATTGCGCCACTCGACCAGCGTAAGTTTGGGTGTACTCAGCGGCAGCCCCAGCATAAACCGCGCCCTCTTCCATGAAACCCTGGAACTCGGCGATAAGTTTCTGCTCTTCCGTCAAAGCCGAAATGGTTGTTCCCATTTCCTTTGCGTAGGCTTGCCACATTTTATACATGTTCTTTTCGATACCAGAGGAGTCGGTCAGGATAGATCGCTCTGTCCGCAAGCCCATTGTGGTTTTCTCGATTGCATCGCCGATGCTCAACTGCCCTTTGCGAAGATAAACTGCGCTGTCTTTCATAATCAGCAGCATCTTTTCAAGCTGTTCTGTGTCGTACCCACGGGCAAGCATGTTCTTATAGGCTTGCTGTGCGTTCATCATTGGCACTAAACCGTCTTTTGTGTAGTCCTGCAAAAACTCTGAGATTTGGTTGATGTCTTTGCCGTAGGCTCTTGCCATATAACTCAAGCCTTGCCAACCTGCTTCCATTTGCATAGCAGTTTCTACGCTTTTCTTGCCAAAGTTGACCAGACCCGCCACGCTTAAAGCAACACCAATCGCAGCGGTCAGGCTTCCCAGGCTGGACATCATTCTCTTTATGCCAGTGTTGAAGCCCTTGCCGTCAATTTTTGTATTAATCCGTATACTGCCATCATACGCCATTAGCGTTTCCTGCTTTCCCAAAACCTCTTTTGGTCTTCTTCTGGTAAAAGTTCAATAAATGCAATTTCATCAGGGTCAAGCGGCTCATAACTTTCTTCCTGCTCAAGTAGAAAATCATTGCCTAACCGCGCTACCAATTTCTTTTCTTCATCGGTCAACTTGCCTTCGTGATAACGTTTCCGTAGGTTGACCATAGAATTGAAAGCCGTATCTGCCCCCAAATCCATGAAGAGAGCGATAAACCTCCACCAGTGCATATCGGCTGTTTGCAGGTCTACACCGTGAGTCTGTGAGAAAGCAGAATAGATCAACCGTGCGTCTTTGTCAAACGAGTAAAGCCGTGGTTTGCCGTCAACGTCTTGTCCTGCCTCATCGCCAGCGTTCAGAAATTTAGTTGCCTTTTCCAGTGCTTCCTGATAGAACTCGACTCCCTTATTTTCTGGCAAATCACGATAAAGCCGATTGAGCATTAGATAGCCCTTCTCATCCTGGTCAAACTCGGGATTCTCAAAGTCAGCCATAATCTGTAACCCGACACGAAAATCAGTATTGACGGCATATACTTCACCGTCAATCTCGATTGCATCAGGAAACTGCTCGATCAGAAAGTTCTTCAACTTATTTCATTACCTTTTTGCCTGGATTTTTTTTCAGTTCAGCCTGCAGTTTCTTCTCACGGTATTTTGAAATGTGTGTCAAAATAGCCTTGATTAGTTCACCGTAAGCGTCTGGATTGAACGTGTTTCCAAACAGGCGTTGGCAAGTGCCCTCACCGAATACCGCGTCCATTCCTTCAGTCACATGACTGGCAAACTCGGTCTGAATGTCAATCAAAGCCAAAGCAGACAACGGCGCACCGTTCTCATCCTCGCCCTCAAGAGCACGTGCTTCGGCTTCTTTGACTTCAAACTCTTTTTGCTTTCCACCAAGCGAACTATATAAGACCTTCAGCCTACCGTAGAAATTCAGGTCTTCTGCATCAAACGAAATCCACCTGGACTCGTCATCGTTGATACACAAAGTCCGCTGGCTATCGGTTTTGATATTGATTGATTCCATCAACTAATCCTCGTCTTCTACAAAGGCTTTTGTGTTCGGATTGAAAGTCCCAAAGACCGCATCGCCCATCACACCAGCGGTCACCGAATGCTTTAGCGTTTTCAACGCTTCATCGCCAATGGTTTCAACCGAGATTGACACGTTGTATTTCTTCGCAGGGTACAATAAGTTTGGAGCAGTGCCAGAGGGAGTCTGCCACAACTGCACAGACACGATGCTGGTTTCAACGTCTTCCAAAGTTGCATCTTCCCACTCTAAGTCAGTCAGATAAATAGACACAGGGTCGTCCTCATCTACATTGATCTCAAAAGTGAACTCAGGCGCAAGGCTCTCAAGCTGTTTACTGCCAACATCGTCGGCAATGTACCCTTCCTCAAGATAGGTTGGGTTTTTGTTGATGCTCAGGCTGGTAATGCCAGTGTTCATCAACGACCATGTTTCACCGCCAGATGGAGTTGTCTCGTCTGGCGTGGTATTCATAAAATGTTGTAATTTTGATCTTTTGATCGCCATTATTTATTCCTTTCTAATTAGGTCGCACT